GAAAGTGTAAAATCTGGAATGGACATGGCGCAAAAACAATTAGCGACTGCCATTGAAGCAGGTGATGCAACAGCTCAAGTAGAAGCAAACAAAAAAATTGCTGAGTTAGCTTTCGAGAATGCTAAACTTCAGCAAATAAAACAAGACAAGCCAGTTCAACAGGAAGAACCTGTTAAACTGTCTGACGGTGGAAGACTACCAAATGAAACCCCTCAACAAATGCCTCAAGCTGATCCTATGGCTGAAGATTGGGCTGCAAAAAATAGATGGTTCGGAACAGATAGAGCTATGACATTTACTGCATTCGAAATTCACAAAGATCTAGTTGAGAAAGAAGGTTATGATCCTAAATCTAATGAGTATTATGAAGAAATAGATAAAAGGATTAGAGTTGACTTTGGGCACAAATTTGATAATAATGAAACTAAGCAAACGAACAGGGCCGTTCAGTCGGTAGCTTCGGCTAACAGAAGCTCAAAACCTGGTCGCAAATAAAACTTCTCGTGCGGCTGTTACTCGGTCAAAAACTGAAAGACCAAAAGAGTACAAGCCACCATCTTCTCTAGATGCACCACCAGCGCCTGACGGCTTTAGGCACAGATGGATAAGAGCAGAGTCAATGGGTTTCAATGATACCAAGAATATTCATGGTCGATTGAGATCTGGTTATGAGTTAGTGAGAGCTGACGAATATGATTCTGATACATATCCAACTGTCTTAGACGGAAAATACGCTGGAGTGATTGGAGTAGGTGGCCTTCTCCTGGCAAGGATACCCGAAGAACTCGCGCAGTCTCGTATGGACTATCAGCAAAGACAAACTGAAGGTCAAGACGAGTCAGTCGAAACCGACTTACTTAGGGATCAGGATAAGAGAATGCCTATCAAAATTGATAGGAATTCTAAGCACACTTTCGGTGGTACTAAGAAGTAATTCTAAAAACTATCGAAATAATATCAACCGTGCTGGAGGCCTTTTTCGGAAGGCAGGCACATAAGGAGCAATATAACTATGGCAAATAGAAACACTGTAGGATTTGGTCTTATAGCTCAAGGTGTTGTTGGTTCAACAATGGCATCTCAGGGTCAAGGCAAATACTTCATAGACTCAAACCACGGTTCGGCTATGTTCCAAGGAACAGTTGTTCAGTCAAAAGCTGGATACATTGTTACTTCGGAAGCAGGGCGAACTAGCTTAACTATTGGCATATTAAATGGTATCTTTTACAATGACGGTACAACTTTAAAACCGACATTTTCGAACCATTACGTAGCTAATACTGTTCCAGCAAATAGTGAAGATATTACAGCTTTTGTAATAGATAACCCAATGCAACTTTTTGCAGTAGGCGTTGACGCCGCTGTTACGGCTGCCGATTACGGCAAAACGTACGGTGTAACTCAAGCAGCTGCAGCAGGAAGTACAACATCTGGACAATCAAGCAAACAGCTTAATATCGGAAACGTCAGTAATACAGCTAACACTTTTAGACTGTTAAGATCGGCTGAAGATCCTGAAAATAACGACATTGCAGTAGCAAACTCTACTCAAATCGTTTGTCAGAACCTTAACCAATACTTACAGAATACTGGTACTGCTGGTATTACTTGGCAATAATAGGAGTATAACGACATGGCAATATCACGAGCACAGCTAGTTAAAGAACTAGAACCAGGTCTGAATGCACTATTCGGGCTGGAGTACAAAAGGTATGAAAATCAGCATGCTGAGATTTATACTACGGAATCATCTGAGATCTATGTCCAATGCTAAAGAAGTTAAAGGTGCAGCACCTTTGAACAATGGTTTACCCGGCGTAGCCGCGGCATCAGCGTTCCAAACAGGTGATGGATCTAACTTACTTGCAACTGATCACTCAACGATCGCAGGTACAGTAAGCAACACTTTAGCAGTTCAAGCAGACTTAAACGAAACTTCATTAGAACAGGGATTAATTGATATCGCTGCTATGACTGATGAAAGAGGTTTAAGAATCGCAGCAAAAGGAGTTAAAATGATAATTCCTTCTGCGAATCAGTTCAACGCTGAGAGATTGATGAAATCTCAAGGTAGAACTCAAACTGCTGATAATGACATCAATGCAATCAACAGCATGGGAATGATCCCACAAGGTTACAGAGTTAATAACTTTTTAACTGATGCTGATTCTTGGTACATTATTACGGACGTTCCAAATGGTATGAAGATGTTCTCAAGAACTCCATTGACAACTTCAATGGAAGGAGACTTCGATACTGGCAACGTTAGATACAAAGCTAGAGAAAGATACGCTTTTGGCGCATCTGACTTTAGAGGTATCTTCGGTTGCGAAGGTGCGTAAGCAAAGTTAAACATTTTTGTGGCCGGACATAGTTCGGCCACATTCAATAAATAACATGGTGGGATTCATGAAAAATTTTACAGTCAAAATATGGGCATACGATCATTATGCAAAATTTAATGTTTTTGCAGAAGATAACCCTGATTCTCTTGAACAATCGATCCTTGACAAACTGGGAGAAAAGAGTATAAAATGGGAATATCTTGGTAATTCATATGATGACCGAGTAAATAGAATAACCTATGAGGAGGTTATAAATGATACAAGACCTTTACAA